TGCAACGAACGTTTTACCTGTTCCAGCTGCACCATATGCAAAAATATTCTTACCCTCTTTGTATGAATCAAAGAGAACTTTTTGATTGTCCGTGATCGGTTCAATTTTTGTCAACAGATCAGTGTTGATCGGTTTCTTTCTCTTCATTTGTTTCGCGGTCATTCCGACGCCAATAGGTGAGTTTCCTTTTCTTGCCATTAGTGATTGATTTTGGTAACGCGGGCTCCTGGTGCTTTGGATGCTTTATGAAGTACATCATTCCATCCTGGGTTTTTGGCGATAAGTCTATCTCGCCATTCACCTATCTCTGTACACGCAGGTGCAGTTGAAGGATCAGACCAGTCTCTCTGCCAGTCTGGGTTATTTTCACACCATTGAGACCACTCTGTGATACTCATCTTCACTTCTTTCTGTTCACCAGTTTCTTTGTTAATTACAGGATATGTTGCCATGTTTTGGATCTTACGTAGTTTTATTTAGACCCACTCAAGGGCTTCTGAGACAGTAGGAAACTGTTCGATGAATACTTTCTTAGCATTCTCTGCGACCTGCATGTGTTCCTTCTGAGTACCATTGGCAGTCCTCAGAGTGATGTAATGGATCCATGACCTACATGAACCTGTCATATAGATTTTGGTGGGCGTACAGAGTGGAAGCACATTTCTTGCACACTCCTTTGCCACACCCCTCTCAAGCATTTGTTGATACAGTGCCATAGAAGAGTCAAACAGAGTCTGCATTTGCATCTCTAATTTCTGAACAACGAAAGGATCAAGATCATCAATCGAGTTCTGACGATTCTTTGTATCCTGTCTACGAAGTTCAGGCAAAGGAATCTTATCACCAAGCAGAGATGAATCTGCATACCGTTGAGAGAATTCTTGATATGTAAAACTTCTATGACGCAAAATTTGAGCTGCGATTGCCCTAGTCGTAGAGATCTCCAAGGTCATTGTAGACTGTTCAAAGACAGACCAATGATTATGCTTAATACAATAACGTAATAGACCTGCGTACTTATCATTTTCCTGGTTACTAGGATTGGAAACTCTGGCAATATATGCCATGGTTTGTTCTGCGTCAGGAGTGACACTCACAAGTTTTACATCAGTCGGGGTAGCCATCATCGTCCTCAAAAATTTCGTCGTAATCGGTAATGTGTGGTGCGATCTCTTCGTATTTGTATGAAGATACGTTGGAGTAAACTTCAGACTTCAAACATTCTACCAGAGATTCTAAGTTACGAACGATCAGTTTCAACTTCTCCTTGTCCATCGATGTCTCCATAATTATTCAAAAGTTCAGAAATAATCTTTTCAGTACCGTTAATATTTTGAATCTCATAGAAGTTTGTTTTCATATACTTCTTGAGTTTCTTGTATTTTTTGGTGAGTTTGTTCACCTCTTCCATATTGAGGCGAATACTTTTCTTTTTTTCATCACCATCAAAACCAAAACCAATACTCATCGTTCCCTCTTCTTCTTAGGTTCAGGTTTTGGTAAGTTCCACAGTTTGGGATTGATATTTCCAGGACCAAAGTCAATGGAGACTACGGAGTTTGATCCAAACTTGTCATAGTACATATCAAACAACCTAGAACGTTTTGCCGTTCTCACCAAGTCTCTTCGAATACCTCCGTCAGGACTACGATAAGTAATCAGATATGCGTCGGTTGGATATGAAGAATTAGTGGCATCAGTTTCATTGCAATTTTCAACAAGAAGTTCTGTGGAGTAAATTGTTTTGTGATCCTTCTTATCTGAAGGAGTCCAATAATGTTCCTGCATTACTTCTTCTGTTGTTTGGACTTTTTGAGTCATGTTCAACCTCCTCGGTTACCCCATTCGATATCTGGGAATGCTTCTTCTACAAGTGGTCGTGTAACTTTATATTTTTCCGTCAGGTTCTTGTCTTTCACTAGACAAACAATATCAGCCTCATCTGGATGAAGTCCTTCAAGAAGTTGAAGGAACAGTTGTTCTCTCTTGACTGCACGAAGGGAGTCATTACCACCTTTCACAAAGTTGTAAAGAACTTTCCACTCATGTGCAAGGTAGGTGTGTTCAGTGCCTGCAGGTGCCTCATTCTTATCGTAAGGAACTTCGCCTTCAGGCAGAACAGATACAACAGTGTCATCAAAGTTCCAAATCAGAACAGCCTTGAGATGCAAGGACTCATTCTCTTTCAGAACTTGAATTTTTTTGGCTTTAGTTCTCTGTTTGGAAACCTTTGCAAGGACTTCACTCAACAGAGGATTACTTGGGAGTCTTGATTCACCAAGTTCGGGATGTGTTTCAGTCATGGGCATAATTAATCTTCTTCGTAGTCCTCATCTAAATCAGAATAAAGAAAGTTGGAATTTTCAACACGGAAAGTGATGATCTCATCTGGAATTACATTGCCCTGTTCATCAAACATCTCAGGATGCAATGGGAGGGGAGTGGTTTTCTGGATGTGATCTTTGTACAACCAGCCAATTATACCACCAACAGCAAGGAAAAGCACTGACATGAGTGTGCTCAAAGTTAAGGTGAGTGCTAACATTTTTATTTCTCCCAGATTGAGTTTGGTCTCTTGTGGTGTTGGGGGATCCTCCTTCCTTAACATTAGTTCAACACCTTTATTTATTCTTAGCTTTGGGTCGTCTTCCCCGTCTGCGGGTCTTTTCATAATTCCAGGCATCTTCAAGAATTTTATACAAATAATTTCTAATTTTTCTTGCCTCTGGTTTGGGGATGAAACCATAAGCTTCACGAAGTTGTTTGTGAAGGTTATCATTCCCACCTTCTAAGTACAAATCCAAATCATCAATCATTAATGACAGACTTGCAGCTGTCGAACTTTCTATGAACTGTTTGATCTCAGGTCCAGTGATCTTTGCAGATCGGAGATAGTGATCAAAATCAAAAACATACTTTCTCTTTGTGAAAACGTAATCAATAGCGGATTCTACAACTGCATCTAGGTCGTCCATCAGATTAGGTTTTTCTCCTGGAGAAACGATACGGTGTCCATACACCCTCCAATTGATTTATCATCGACAACAATTTGAGGGAATGAACGATCATGGCCAAACAAAGAATAAAACTCATCACTGGTAAAGTCAACCCCCAGTCTGTTGACCACATATTTCTGTTCAGCAAGTTGTAGAACCTGAACGATCTTATTGCAATATGGGCATCCATCCTTTGAATACACAGTGAATTTCATTCTTCCCCCTTTGATTTTTCATACTTGTATTTACAAGCTTGTCTTGCCCATGCGCGAGCGAGACTATCGATTTCCGAACAGGGAGTATCGTCTCTCCCACAGTATGGACAACTCATATTACTTCAATGTGTGATAGAAAAGTTTTACTGTTCCACCATATGGATTGAGCTGATTCCCAATCATCGGTGGTGAGTTCATCTCCAGATTTTGAGATGACTTTATATTTGTGGCGATCATATGGATCGTCAGATGTTTGAGTGAAATACTGAGGATCACTCGGTTTAATTAGATTGTAACTCATAATCTGTTTGTAACTTTGTCGGTGACTGCATCGATGACTTGATTCATAAGATTGATGTCAATGTTCATAAACGGTGGGATAATTCCAATGGCTCTGAGGAACCCATCAGTGAACGCAGCAAGAAATAAAATTCCAAGAGTCATACTAATCAAAGATGCATTGCGGTTGTGTTTCCGCATTGCATCATCAATTGCATTTTTAATCAATCTATCAACCTCCTCCTTAGTATAACAATGTGGAGGTTGAATTTGTTCAAATCGATGAGCCATTTACAGACTCCCAATCACTATTGAAAATCTCAATGCCCTTATCAGTCAACATGTGATCATACATCTGATCAAATACTTTAGGAGGCATCGTACAGATCTGAGCACCATTATACCAGGACCTAACAGCACGTTGAACACTACGGATGGATGCAGAAAGAACTTGAGTTCTCACACCGTGAATACGATACAGGTCGGAGATTGCTCTCACAACTTCAAGTCCTGCAACCTGTTGATCATCTAGACGACCTACAAAAGGTGAAACATATGTTGCACCTGCCTTCGCAGCCAGAACCGCCTGAGGGGCGGAGAAGATCAAAGTGACATTGACCCTAATATTCTGATCAGA